ACACGGCGACCTCGCCCTCCGACGCCCAGCTCTACACGCTCGGCTCGTGGGATCGCGTCTACAGCGCCAAGAACGCGGGCGTGATTGCTCTTATCTCGAACGGCTAATAGGAGGCTGTGTAATGTTCCATTCACGGAAAAGATATCAGAAAATAATTCTGGCCATGGATGATGCGATGACTACGTCCCGCGATATGAATGTCGCGGGGCTGGCGTCGGCCATTACCCTTGCGACAGAATTGAGGACAGATTATTCGGCGCATGTTGCCGATTATGGCGAATCACCCAAAGATCATGAGGAGCTGCATACCGCAGGCCAGCTCGCCGCCACAAGTGTCGTGCCGTACAATCTTGCAACCCTGCTTGCGCTTGTCAACGACCTAACTGCGAAATACACCCTGCATAACACTGATGCGGCAAGTGAAACACCAACCTACCATCAAGCGAAGGGCACTACGAGAGTGCTTGCTGCGACGACAGACGTTACAACGCTTGAAGGTGCAATCACAAGGCTGAACGACATCAAGGCGAAATTCAACCTGCATGATGCGGACTCGACCGCGCATACCACAGGAAGCAAGTATCAGATTGCCGCTACTGATGCGGCACTTGGAGCGGCGATATTCGTTCCTATGGCAAACGTGAAGGCTGGTGATATGGTTTCATGGGCGATTCTAAAAGCTGGAACCGGAACCGTAACCGGAGTGTCTGCTGTTGCAAGCAATGGCGGCGTAACGTTCACGTTTAGTGATGATCCACAGAATGACGCAATCATTTCGTATTGTGTCGCGGCAGAGTAAGGAGTGCCTGGAATGGAAGGATTGAAATTGCCGAAAGGTGCCCTTGAAAAAGAAAAAATACGAGCCATCCTTTCCAGGCTTGATATGCTTGAAAAGCGCGCCAATGATGCTGAAACAAGGCTAGAGGAGCTAATGAAGCGTCTTGACTCTCTCAATGTGGTCGACAAACGCATAGGCGCGCTTGAGAAAGCGCTGGAGAAAAAGAAGTGAGCCTGTTAATTGTCGAAGACGGTTCAGGAGTCCCTGACGCGAACGTGTATTCGACTCTCGATGCGTTCAAGGCATATACACCGCGCGGGGGGCTCTCAATCCCGACAAGTGCCGACGATACCGCCATTGAAAAAGCGCTCATCAGAGGCACTGCATACATAGAAGGTGCATATTCATACAGATGGCCGGGGTATAGAATGACGCAAACACAAGGGTTATCATGGCCACGGTATGAAGCATGGGACGCTGACGGGTATGCGCTGGTTGGGATCCCGGCGAGCATTAAACACGCGTGCTTTGAAGCGGCGCTCGTTGAATTGGCTGAACCTGGTGCGCTGACAGAAGCGCTCGAGCACGGCGGCATGATAACGCGTGAGAAAGTCGGAAATCTTGAAACAGGCTATGCTTCTGGTGCGCCTGTAGGGGTCGTGTATCCAGTGCTTAAAAACTGTCTTTCCGGCATCTTGAAAGGTAACGGAAGCGTGAGGCTATCACGATGAATTACCAAGCGAAGCGCAAACTGGCGGCTGACCGCATCTCGAAAAACGGTAAACTTCTCACTTTGCGCTATCCTGGTTCATCGTCTGGATGGGTATATGCCTATGATCCGATATTGGGCGATACGTGGACGCTTGTTGCAGAGCCGCATACGGTAGTGCATGCCAATCCTAGTAGTACGCAAAATGATTACACTACCTATGGCGTAGAGCTGTCTTACACAGACAAGGACTACGACGGCGAGCGCATCAAGATTGGCGACAGGAAATTCATGGTGTCTGCGCTGGCTGATAGTGGCGCTGAGATACCGAAACCGAATGTTGGTGGGACGCTTTTTGTAGGTACTTCATCTGGCACCGCGTTGACGATTGTAACGGTTGAACCGTTCATGCCTGGCGATGTCGTGATTTACTACATGATACAGGCGAGGGGTTAATATGGGTGTTGCTGGCGATGGGACATTTACCGCATCGATTGAGAGCTTTGTTGGCAAGGCTCTCGCAAAGAATGACGCAGTATGTCGAAAGGTATTTGGCGAACTTGCTACAAACATTATCATGGCAACACCTGTTGACACAGGAATGGCACGTGCGAACTGGATTCCGTCTACTGGTTCACCTGATCTTTCTACTACTTCATCAACGGATTATGAGTCGGCAAAAAACAATGCGAAGATGGTCGCAACATTCTGGAAACCTAAAGAGACTGACGCGTTTCTATCCAACAGCTTGCCGTACATAAAGGTGCTGGAATATGGGCTTTATCCTAATCCGCCGAAGAAAGGCAAAGGCAAAACGATCAATGGCTACAGCACGCAGGCTCCAGCTGGTATGGTTGGTATCACGATTGCAAAGATGCAGGGGAAGGTATGAGTCTGATTGATGTTCGCCATGCGCTTATCTCACGGGCAACGAGCCCCGCTCCAGGGGCCGCGATTCCTGCCGACAAAACGTGGTTTGAGAACAAGCGGCACATGGAAGGAACTGCTGAAATTCCACCGCCTAACAACTCTCTCTGGTATCGCATTCTATGGGTTCCGGGCCCACAGCCGAACATGGACGGGTGCGGTGCTGGTGCGCGAGTAAGGCATACCGGATTTTTGCAGGTGAATGTATGCGAACCTCGAGACGTGGGAGACGTGCCGATGACAGTAGAAGCGCAAAGAATCATGGATTGTTTCAAGCCTGGCACGAACCTTGTTTACAACAATCAGACCGTCACGGTAACATCGTGCGGCATGGTGAAAGGGCTTTTTGATGGTACAACTGGCAACCCTGTAGTCGCGGTTCGCGTCTATTGGGTAGCTGATGTGAATAATTGAAAACATACCTTTGGAGGTATTTATGGCAAGAGCAAGTGGCTCAAGGTGGCAGCCGTCATACGTCACCGAATCATCGTTAGGCGTTCCGTCCGGAACTGCATTCACGAAAACAAGACTTTTATTGGCGTCTGGCCTTGAACAGAGGCGGAGCAACCTACAAAGCCAGCAAGCGGTTGGCGACCGCTCTGTCGCGCCAGGCAGACTTGGCAACAAGACAAATACATTCCGGGCGAATGGCGAGCTGTCATACGGAACCTTTGAGGACTTTATCGCTTCGGCGTGCATGAACTCATGGGTTTTGGCAGGAACTGCAATCTCCGCGCTTTCCGTTACTGTCGTCGCTGGAACAACGAACACGATGGCGGCAACAGGCATTGGCGGGACAGGTGATTCGCTGATTTCCGTTGGCGATTATGTCAAGGTTTCTGGATTCGCTAGTGGATATACTGCGAACAACGGATTCTTCAAGGTTACCGCTCGCACTGACAACATGCTTACCTTTGGCGAAGCAAAAGACCCTGAAACCGGCGCTTCATTGCTTGCTGATGCAACGGCACAGACTGGAATCACGGTGCAGCGGATGGGATATCTGATAACAGGCTCAACAGAAAAATCTCTCGCTTTTGAAGATGCTCAGCTTGATATTCCGGTTTACTTTGAAGCGCTGGGCTGTGTCGCCAATGGCATGACGCTTTCAATGGCAACCGATGGCATTGTAACCTGTAACTTTGATTTTATCGCAAAAAAGATTCTAGGTCCTTCTGGTACTAAGTATGCAGGTTCTTACGCCGATCCTTCAACAACGTTGCCGATTCGTGCAACCGATAGCGTGGTAGTTATAGATGCGGCTCCAGTCGCGACAATTACGCAACTTAATCTTGCCATGGCGAACCAGAGAAGCCCTCAGTTCTCTATTGGCCTTGATGAAGCAACAGGCATTTCATACGGGCGTTCCAATCTGACCGGTAACCTTAGCCTCTATGTTGAATCATCTTCTTTCTGGACTAAATATGCCGCTGAAACACGGTTTGCGCTGGGCTTAAGGTTTATGGATTCCAGTGGCACGACTGGCTATGCGCTTGATGTGCCTAGAGTTTTTATCACCGATGCGCAGTTCCAGAAGAGCGAAACTGACGTCATTCAGAATATCCCCTTCCAGGTTGAGAAGGACCCAACAAGCGGCCTCATTAACTGGCGCTGGTGGAAATTGGCATAAGGCTATACAGGAGGGAAAATGAAGTTTTCAAGGTTCGATTCGCAGACACTTGCCGAAAAAGGCGTTGACGCCGAGATTCCAGACCCGATTACCGGAGAGCCTTCTGGCCTTATTCTTACCTTGCTTGGTGCAGACTCAAAGGTATATCAGGCGGGGCTTGAAGAGATTCTCTCACGCAACAAGGCGCGTGGTATCAATACCTTGCGGCAAGAAGATTTGTGCGAACTCTTTGCGCGCTGTACCGTTGGCTGGAAAGGCGCTGAAGAGGACGACGGAAGCGAGGCGAAATTCTCTCAAGAAGCGGCAAAAGAGAAGTATCTAAAGCTACCGTATTTAGCAACGTTCGTTGGTAATTTCATCACTACTAGGAAGAATTATTTTCCGAAGCCCTAGCCGCGCTGTGCGAAGCGGTTAGGGCGTACTGCGATTTGAATATTCCCGCGAAGGACGGCGAAACTTCTTTGCGGGAGCAATTGGAAGCGCGAGAACGGCAAGGACGTGGGCATGATGAGCGGCTTGATTCAGTGAAGGTTCCAGAAGGATTTGAATATTTATGGCAAATGTTTTGGGATTTGCGGAGCGGATTGGAGCAGGGTTTTTCTGGGGCAAAGATTACATGGCGCGCCATCTTGGACTATCAGGACGTAACTGGATATCGGCTTTCCGCGTGGGAGATTGAGGCAGTGCGAGCGATGGATATAACAATAGCGAAATGGCGCGAGGACAATAAGGAATAATACATGGATGATGCAAGTTTAGTTGTAAGAGTACACAATGAAGGTATCAATGAAACAACAACGATGCTCCAAAGGCTGTCCGCCACTGCAAGGGAAGTTGAATTATCATTTAGCCGATTTACTAATTCAATTTCAGGTAACCTAGCTTATACAAAACAACAGACAGCGGCCAATCATTCTGCTGGCGAATCTTTCGGAAGCCTTGCGCTTAAGATAGCAGGTTATTCCTCAGCGCTCAATCTAGGGATACAAGCAACACGATCAATTATCCGTGAAATGGTTGACCTTGGCAAAGAGGCAATCACGCTTGCTGGAAGTTTCGAGCGTTCACGTGTGGCATGGGGAGTCTTTTTGAAAGACGTTGGTGAAGGCTCGAAAATGTTCGACGAGCTGTATGTCCTTGCTCAGCGTACACCGCTTAGCTTCCATGGCGTCGAAAGCGCCGCTCAAATGCTCAAAGGCTTCGGCCTTGCCACCCAAGAAATTATCCCAACACTTGAACGCATGGGCGATGTTGCGCGCGGCAACGATGAAACCATGCAACGGTTGGCACTTGCTTATGGACAGGCGCTTGCACAGGGCAGAGTCCTTACTAGAGACCTTTACCAATTCGTCAATGCTGG